AAAAGTTCAAGAACAAGAAAACCACCGATGACTGCTACACCCCTGCCGTTGTCTATGAGGCCGTGGCGAATTGGGTGAGCGAAACGTACAGGATAGACCGCAAACACTTTGAACGTCCGTTCTATCCTGGTGGTGACTACCAAAATGCAGACTACCCAAAAGGCTGCGTGGTGGTGGATAATCCCCCGTTCTCAATACTTGCCGAGATACTGCAATTCTACAAGAAGAAGGGCATCAAGTTCTTCTTGTTTGCGCCAACGCTCACACTGTTCTCTTCTTCTTCTTCTTCTTCTTCTTGTGCTTTGCCTGTCGGTGCATCAATCACCTACGAAAACGGGGCGAGTGTAAATACTTCGTTCTTGACCAATCTTGAGCCGAGGAACACCCGTCTGCGCAGCGCACCCACGTTGTACGCAGCAGTAAAAGCGGCCAACGATGAGAACTTGAAAGAAATGCACAAGGAACTGCCCAAGTACTCATATCCCGACTATATCGTCATGAGTACAAGGGTGGCGCAATATAGCCGCTACGGGATTGACTTCGTTGTCCCCGTGGATGAGAGCCAACCCATCAGCCAACTTGACTCGCAGAAAGCAAGCGGCAAGGCCATCTATGGCAAAGGCTATCTTGTCAGTGAGCAAGTGAAAGCCGCCAAAGAGAAGGCTGAACGTGAGAAGGCTGAACGTGAGAAGGCTGAACGTGAGAAGGCTGAACGTGAGAAGGCTGAACGATGGGAGTTGTCCCAACGGGAGATGGAAATCGTTAAATCGTTGAGCAGGGGAAATGGCGATGGCTAACGATGACAACTTGGTTTCGCTCGGTGACCGAACAACGGAAGAGCAACGAGAAATAGCGAGGCAGGGCGGCAAGGCAAGCGGACGTTCCCGCCGCCGCAAGCGTCAGTTTAGAGACGAGTTGGAAATGCTGCTGCCGCTGACCGACAAGGGAAAGGACGGGCAACCCATCATCAACCCGCTCACTGGCCGCAAGCAGACCGTCCAGCAGTCCATCACGATGCAGTTGTTATTGAAGGCACGCAAGGGCGATGTCAAGGCGGCAAAACTGATACTGGACACGCTGGGCGAACTGGTCATCAAAGAGGAACACAAGCACGAAATCGAGGGCGGCATGGTCATCGTCACCGCAGACGAGATGGAGAAGGCCGCACTGAAGAAGATGGCAGAGAATGAAGATTAACGGCAACGAAATAACGGGTAAGACGATTGCAGGGGTGACGGCAAACGAACTGGCGAAGGGGACACGCCTCATCGCCAACAAGGGCGGCACCCGCTCAGGCAAGACGTACAGCATCTTGAAAATGATGCTGAACATTGCCCTATACATCCCCCGCACGTTTGACGTGGTGAGCGAGTCGCTGCCGCACCTCAAGCGTGGCGCACTGCACGACTTCGAGGAAATCATCGCAGCCAACGACCAACTTGTTGAAGGCCGCAACTACGAACTGAACCGCACCGACCGCATCTACTCGTTCCCCAACGGGAGCGAGATACGTTTCTTCGCTGCGGACAACTGGGGCAAGGTCAAAGGCTCACGTCGGGACATCCTGTTCGTGAACGAGGCTAACCGCATCGATTGGGAGGTGTTCCGTCAGTTGGACGTGCGCACGACCCGAAACATCATCATCGACTGGAACCCCGACAGCGAGTTCTGGTATGAGCAGCAGGGTCTGAGCGGGCGTGAGGACACCACCGAGATAGTGACAACGTACTTGGATAACCCATACCTGGGCGAGACGCAGATTGCTGCTATCGAGGCCTACCGCAACGATGAACGTTGGTGGAAGGTGTACGGCCTCGGTGAGACTGGAAACCGCAAGGGCCTTATCTATACCGATTGGGAACAATGCAAGGACATCCCCGCAAATGCCCGACTTGTTGGCCGTGGCCTTGACTTCGGCTATCAGGCAGACCCGACAAGCATCGTGGCGGTTTACATCATGGACGGGGAACTTTACATCGACGAGGAATTGTATGCCCCCGGCCTCACCAATGACCGCATCGCCAAGTCGCTGACCGGGAAGAGCGGCCCGATCGTGGCCGATAGTGCCGAGCCGAAGTCCATTGCCGAACTGCGCAACTACGGAGTGCGCAACATCGAGCCATCGGTCAAGGGTGCCGACAGCGTGCGCAACGGCATCCAGGTGGTGCAACGATACAAGCTGCACGTCACGCAACGCTCACTGAACATCATCCGTGAGTTACGCAACTACCGATGGGCCGAGGACAAGGTGACGGGCGAACTGAAGAACGAGCCAGCCAAGAGCGAACACTTTGACCATGCCCTTGACGCGCTGCGTTACTTGGTTACGGCCAAACTGCAACAGCAACGGCGAGGAACGGCAAAGTATAACCCGACATACCTATACCAGTATGGACAATAACACGAAATACGGCTATTGGCGGGTGATTGCAAGGCACTGCAACTACACCATCGAGGAAGGGTTTGAACGACCCGCATACATCGGCACGGTGAAATGTCCCGAAGACCTGTCTGCACTGACCATCGGCCAACTCATAGAGATAGGCGAGGCCGACGGCCCGGACGCCGACTACCGCATCATCGAAATCGTGCTGGGCATGGACAAGGCCGAGACGGACAAATGCCGTGCAACGGAGGTGGTGGCGTTCCTGTCGTGGATTGGCAGACAGGTCAAGAAGATTAACCGCCTGTTTGAACAGGTGCAGACCAAGCCGACCGCCAAGGAGAAACAGGCGGGCGTGGAAAAGTTGCAGTTCGGCCTGTTCGGGATTCTTGACTGGTATGCCAAGCGCATGGGCATCACCAACCACGACGAGGTGTTGGCCGTTCCGTGGCTGCGCATCTACAAGTGCATGGATATGGACAACAAGGTCGAGCAGTACCAACGACGATTAAACGAGATTTCACTTAACGAGGCAAGGAGGAAAAAGAAATGACGATTGACCAAGCAATAAAGGACATCTGCGAGAAGCATTTCCCGCAGTTCAGTTACATCTTCGATGACTGGTGGGATGTTGACCAGGCCGTGAGCCGTGCAGCATTACCCGCCATTGCGCACATCCTGCCCATCGGCGGGACTATGCGAGTACATCAACGCACGGGCCGCATCTATGACCGTGAGTTCGTGTCGGTGGCATTCATTGACAAGGTGGCCCGTGACGCATCAGGCGAAGACCAGCGTGCCGTGTTTGAGCGCATGAAGGAGGCCGCCAAGGAGTTCGTCCGCATCGCCAACGCAAGCGGGCATTTCCAGTGGGTGGTGTCGTGGAACTACGACGTTATCTACAACCAGTTGGCCAGCATCGTGACGGGTGTCATGCTGACCCTTGAAATCGAGGACAACGGCTCATGCTGAACGATGGAACGGTCATAACAGGCGCACAGGTGTCGCAGATTCTCACCGAGGAACTGGGCACACTGAAGGCCACGATCATAAACAACATCCGCACCACTGGCGAGTGGGCATCAGGCAAGACCGCTGCATCTATGGCCGTGATGGTGTCGGGGTCTATCGGTGAACTCGTTGGCCGTCGTGCATTCGGAACGCTGGAGACTGGCCGCAGGGGTGGCCGTGTCCCCCGCAACTTTCACAACATCATCTACGACTGGATGCAAGCCAAAGGTGTACACGCCGAGCCTATGCCTTACAAGACAAGCCGACCGCACAAGTACAGCGAACAGGAACGTGGAGACCGCACAATGGCCTACTTCATCAGCCGCACCATCCGCATGGAAGGCACGAGGCTTTACAGGGACGGCGGCAGGGACGATGTTTACAGCCGAGCGATACCAGTGGCCATCGAGCGCATAAACTCGCGTCTAAGCGGCATCTATGTCGCAGCAGTGACACAACAAATCAAACTCAATACACCACAATAGGAGGGAAACAATGGCAACAACGACAATCAACGGCATACGGCTCGACTATCCCAATGACCCGTGCATGATTTTCAACCCGTGCCTGTTCACGCTGACCGGGACAATGGCGCGGACGAAGGTTTATGTGCAGTCGGGCGGCGACCAGTATATCGCCACATACAACACGCCGAATGGTGGCACGCTCGACCTGCGTCAGTTCATGCAGTCGTTTTTTGACGGCTTGAAGATGGGCAAAGACCTTGACGGCATCAGCGACATCAGGACAAGCGAGCTGGGCAAGACGGTAAATCTTACCATCTTCGCACTTGGCAGCGACAACGCAACGCTGGCGCAGTTCAATGTGTCGGTATTCGCCATTTGGGGTGGCCTCGCCGTCGGCGATAACTATGCAGGGTTGCGTGACATCATTTGGTTCAAGAACTACCCACTGACGGTGGGCATCTTCGCACCAGCAGCGGGGACGGTCATCATTGCCGGGCGTGACGGCGAAGACCAGGAGACGGTTATCATCCCCACCGTTCCCGCTGTAGTCAACGTGGCCGTGAATACGGCATTGGATAACTTCGTCATCGACCGCTCATTCATGCGGCAGGGTTACACCGTTACGGTAAACGAGTACAACGTCAAGACCGATGACCATAACGAGGGCATCTATCTGCGCTGGGTAGACCGTCATGGCTTTTGGCGTTACTGGCTTTTCAAGGCCGGAGACCAGACACGACAGGCCGCGTCACGTTTCGGCGCGTTCTACCGCAACGACTACAGCAACTATGACAGCGGCAACGGCGTGAACAGCGGCAACGGATGGCAGGGTGACGCAGGTCGCCGCCAGTCTTACACCCGCAACGACATCCAGCCGCTTTGCGTGCCGTTGGTAGACCAGCAAACATTCGATATGCTGCAAGACATCACGACATCGCCTTGCGTGAATATGTTCCTCGGTTACGCCAGCCAAGTGCCGAAATGGACAGCCGTAACCATCGAACCGGGCCAGTACACCAAGGACGTGAAGAAACCCGAACAGGACTTTATCTGCAACCTCGTTTTGCCTGAAATCCCCGTGCAGACGTTATGATACAGCAGCTATTCATAGACGGCCAACTTGCCGACATCGGCGACAACACCAACGTCACGTTCTCGCTCAAGTCGAACCTGCTGAACGGCGCAGCCGATTTTGTCGGCAACCGTTCATTCACCGTCACTATTCCGTTCACCGTACACAATATGCGCATCATCGAAAACGCGCAGATCGTGCAGTCGGATTCAGGCTATCCGTATTTGTTCCACGATGTGGAGTTCCACCGTGACGGCGTGCCTATCATCCAGGGCGGTCTTGGTCGGGTCATGTCGGTCACTGACAAGGAAATCAACATCGCCGTGACGTGGGGCGTGAGAACCGCGGTGGACGCATTGCTTGCAGGGGATGAAACACTTGCAGACCTTGAAACACCAGCTTATATCGAGTTCCACCAATCGCCGCAGGTGTCCACCTATGACGAGGCACTGGCCGACGATGTTTTCTATGCAGCAATAGACACCATCCGTCACGGCAGCGTTAACGACTACTACCACACCCATGTTGTCATGGGTAGCGGCATTTACGACTATTCAGAGATTTTTTCGGCATCGTCATTCTTGCATCCGTCCGTGCGCATGAAATGGTTGCTCGAATTGCTTGAGGCGAAATACGGCTGCGTCGTTGACTGGGGTGACGCGATGGATGACATCGGCACGATGATTGTGCCGTTGTTGTCCAAGATACCGAACGGAACGACCTACAACAACGGATTCACCGCAGCGGCAGGCGAGCCGACAGGGCCTGGAGGTGTTAATTCCATCCAGTTCACGGTGACGAAAAACTCGGCCATTATAACAGAGACCACTACAAGCCCGCAATCGGCAACGCTGACGTGTGCAACGGCTTTCTCCGGCCTCATCCGCTATCAGTTCGTCATGTACATCAACGAGACCGACCTTGTGAGTGTGTCATACCCGGTCGTGCGTGCGAGGTACGGATATTCGCTCGGCTTGCGTGTCGCCAACACATGGCACTGGTGCCAAATCTTGCCCGAAGGTATGACGTTTCTCGCAACTGAGAACGTGGTGTCGGGCAAGCTGACCCTGTATGTCACGGGGTGGCTCAACGTGGACATGGCGATGGGTGAGACCATCTCCATGCTCATCGCCCCAATCAGCGGCGGTGTGACCAACCTCGAAATCGTAAGCGACCTCCATGTGCAGGGTGGCCCCCTGTATGTCAGTGAAATCTTCGGCAAGGAGAACGAGGTGCAGCCGGGGCAGCTGTTTCCCGTTGAGGGCAATCTGCCCGAAATCAAACCGCTGGACTTGGTGAAGTTCCTTGCTGCCGTCACTGGCGTGTTTCCCGTCCAGGCATCGACGAAAAACCGCCTCATCATGCAACCCGTTTCTGCGTTGTTCGACTGGGATAATGCCGTTGACTGGAGCCGCAGGGTGTTGTCGGAAGATGACACGCCGACGGCAAATAAAAACGAGTTCTCCGTCAACGGATGGGCGCAGCGCAACTGGTGGCGGTGGAAAGAGGACAACACCGTCAACGGCGACTATGACGGCAGCATCGTAGTGGACGATGACACGCTGGAACAAGACCGCACGGTGATGACGTTCCCGTTTGCTGCAAGCGACAACAACAACGTGCCGATGTATGTCACCGAATACCGCAACGGCGTGCCTGAGACCAAGTACAACAAAGTCAAGCCAAGGGTGTTGCATTTGGAGCGTGGCAGCAACAATGAGGCCCTCGGCCTGTTCGATATGGACATGAAACGCATCATCGCCGAGTATTACGGCGACCTTGCTGAGACGTTGGCTAAACCCGTTGTTATCAACGAGACCATCCGCATCAACGATGTCGAGCTGGCCAGCGTGGACGAGTCACGCCCCATCTATCTGGCCCAGCACGGCGCATATTTCGCCCTGCTTGAATTATCCGTCAAGGGCAACGGCACAGCAGACGCAAAATTACTCAAACTTAAAAAAATGGAGGAATTATAATGCCTACTAACACCCAAGAAGTCAAAACAATCCTCAAACTTGATGTCGATTACACCAAAGGCATCAAGGCAGTCGGTGAGTATCTTGCGGAAATCAAACGGCTGAAGGATGTACAGGCTGAACTTAACAAGAAGTGGAAGGACGGGGACATCAGCCAAAAAGCGTATGGTGAGGGAATGGCAAAAAGCAAAACGCTCATCACGCAGTTGAATAGCGAGGTCAAGGTCTTATCCAACGAGATCAAGAGGAAGCTGGAGTATGACCGAGCCGAGGCCAAGCAGATAGACATCAACACCGCCTCATACAACAAGCTGTCGCAGACATACACCGAGATGAAGAAGAAAATCAACGAAATGGATGCGGCAGAGCGACAACGCAACAAGGCATACATCGACCAGTCCAAGCAGGTCTATGAGCGCATGAAGCAGTTACAGGCCGAGACGGGCAAGATGCAGCTGAACGTGGGCAACTACCAAGCCGCTATCACTCAGGCCATCACGGGCAACAATAAATTCGCCTCTTCGCTCATGGGTATGGCTGGCGGTGCAACATCTGCAAGCAACGCACTTGGCATCGTGAACAAGAATGCGCTGGCGGCAGGTGAGGCCATGATGACCCTGCTGACCAATCCCGTATTCGTGGCCATCGCTGGCATCGCCGGTGCTGGTATCGCCTACAAGTGGTGGAAGGATTACAACGACGGCATCGCCGAGGCCATGCGGTTGACCAAGCAATTCACGGGCGCGTCAGGTGACGAGCTGAACGGCATCCGCTCATCCGTGCAAGCCATCGCCGACACTTTCGGCAAGGACTTCAAGGAAACCCTGCAAGCCGTTGACACGATTTCGTCGCAGTTCAAGATGGACTGGCAAGAGGCGAGCGACCTGCTTGCCAAAGGCTTTGCGGCTGGTGCAGACGTGAACGGCGACTTCCTGGCGAACATCAGGCAATATGCACCTGCTTTGCGCGATGCTGGCCTCAGTGCCGAGGAGCTTGTTGCCGTTCTCCAGCAGACCCGCAGCGGCATCTTCGGCAAGGACGGCTTAGATGTCATCACCAAGGCATCCAAGAACCTGCGTGACATGACGAAAGGCACGGCAGAGGCATTGCAGGGCATCGGCATCAATTCCGACGAGTTGAAGACCAAGCTGGCCAACAACAGCATCACTATGATGCAAGCCATCCAACAGGTGAGCGAACACCTGAAAGGTGTCGGCGCGAACACCCAAGAGGCTGGTGCCATCATCAGTGATGTGTTCGGTAAGAAGGGCGTGACGGCTGGCCAAGAGCAGATCAAGGCATTTGCAGACCTTGAGATGTCGCTGGACGCGCTGATTGACAAAGAGGGCGAATACGGACGCATACAGGCCGAGCTTGTTGAAACCCAAAAGGAACTGAACAAGTACACGTTTGAGCTGTTCGGCGTGAACGGCTGGGAAGAGATGCAGAAAGAGGCCGAGCTGTACTGGAAGAAGGGCCTTGTGTGGATTCTCAAGTACTACGTCAGTTGCATGAATACGTTTATTGACCTGTACAACGTCACAGCCAAAGGCTGGACAGCGTTACGCGCGGGCGGTGTAGCCGCATTCTCAACCGTATGGGGTGCAGCACGCACATTCTTCACGCTGGTACAGGATGCGGGAAAAGCATTCGCTGGCACGATGAAAGGCGTCGGCACGGTCATTCAAGGTGTGTTCACTCTGGATTGGGACAAGGTGCAGAGCGGCTGGAACACCGCGATGAATAGCTTGCAAGGTTCGTGGCGGCACGCTGTCATGGCGGCTGGTGACTACGGGCGCAGCGTGGGCAATGCTTTCGTCAGTGCCTACGATGCGACGATGAATGCCGGGGGTGTGGCCCACCTGTCGGCTGAAGGCTATGAGCCGACATCGGCATCACCCTATTCGGGTGGTGGTGGAACGACACCGGGCAGTGGTAGCAAGACGGGCAAGACTGGCAAGTCGGGCGGCTCGTCATCCACGGCGGCAGCAGATCGTGAGGCCGAGGCAATACGGAAAGCCACCGAGAAGGCGCAGCAGATGTTGTTAAAGGGTTATGACGAATACACCAAGCAACAGGTCGCAGCAGAGCAGAAACGCATCGAACTGATGCTGGCCACCGTCAATAAAGGCAGCGAAGAAGAACTGCGACTGCGACAACAGCAACTTGACCAACAGCAGATGCAAGAACAGGCAAGTATCGAGCAGTCCGTCCAAGACGAGATGGAGCGGGCCTACCTGGTGCAGTTGGTCTATGAGAAATATGCCAAGCAACGCGCCGAGCTTGTTGCACAATACCAAAAGCAACAGGACGATGCAATGGCACAAGCCGTGGCCAACGATTTCACGACCCGCATACAAGCCGCAGCCGATAACGAGCTGGAGCAAGAGCGTATCAAGCTGGAGCAAATCCAGTACTTGCGTGACAATGCCCGCCAAATGGAGGGTGAATCGCTGGAGGCATGGAATGCCCGACGCTTGCAGTTAGAGCAAGACTACCTCGACCAGAAACAGGCACTCGCCGACAAAGAGGTACAGGTGCAGCAGGTGAAACTTGAGGCCTATTCCACCATCGCAGGGGGCATCGCTAAAGTCTTTGAGGCTATGGGTGACAGCGAGAGCGACTTTGCCAAGATTTCAAAAGTCTTGGCATTGGCCGAGATTGCCATCAATACTGGCAAAGCCATTGCAGCAGGTGTTGCACAGGCGCAGTCCGTTCCGTTCCCCGGCAACATCGCAGCCATCGCCACAACGGTAGCCACCATCATGGCGAACATCGCCACGGCCATCAGCACCGTCAAGTCGGCACACTTCGCCAAGGGTGGCCTCATCACCGGCCCCGGTACTGGCAAGAGCGACAGCATCACCGCACAAGTGTCCAACGGCGAGAGCGTGATGACGGCCAATGCGACGGCCCTGTTCTCGCCCCTGTTGTCTGCCATCAACCAAATGGGCGGCGGTGTACCGATTCTCCATCACGGCGGCGCATCCACGCAGATGGGCGAGGATATGTTGGCGGCTGCTATCGCAAAAGGTTATGCTATGGCACCCGCACCTGTTGTTAGCGTGGAGGAAATCACCGACGTTAGCAACCGCGTGCAGGTCATCGAAAACATGGCGAGAGTATGATACGCTACGAACTTATAAAGTCGGCTGAGAGCATCCTACGGATGTGCGAGGCGGCGGGTATCGCCCCCAGCGAGGCCCGCTACCTGCCCGTCTTTGAGGATTGGCAACGGCTGACAAAAGAGGGCCACAAAAAAGTGTGGATTCTCGCCTACCTGTCGCAACAATACAATATCAGCGAGGCAACCATCAAACGCATCGCCCGAAAAATGGGTAAACGGGTCAAGACGTGACCCGCAAGAAAGGCGAAAATTTTCGCCTTTTGTATTTCTCTTAAATTAATTTTGCAAACACAAGTTACGAGAAC